TGTCGCCTCGACCTTCACGAACTTCATCAAAGGAAACGTGATTCTTGAGCATCAGCTTAGTTCCTGCGTCTGGGACTTCTGCGACTTTCTTGAATCCGCTGATTACCCATGTCAGAGCATCCATGCGAACGCCTTTGGGTTTGTATTTGCTTTTCTTTTTCATGCTTCACCTCTTGCTCTAGTTCCTGCTCGAATTGCATCAGAGCAAGCTAACGCATCCCAATGTTTACGTTGTTGGTAACAAAGCAAAGCGTTGTTTGCACGTTCTTGTTCAACAGCGTACTTAGTGCGTCTTGCAATCCATTCAGCATCAACGCCATCGGGAAAGGCTTTAGCTGCTACCAGTTTGGCAAAGCGTTCAAGAAACTTTTGACCAACTAAATAGTTGTCTTCTTTTACGGATTGCGCTTCTGGATAGAACTTCGCTGCGCCAGCCTGTTTAGCCATTTCAATGATGTCAGTCTGTGTCATTGTTTCTTCTTCCTAAGAACAAGTAACTTGCTAGTTACCTTGACATATTTGTTTCCATCCTTGTCTGTCCTCTCAACCCCATGCATTGTCTTAGCAGGGAGGTTGGAAGGGAAGGGCCATGTTGTGTCTTCTTTAAAGGGCTTCTTCGTCACGCTCTGTCATCCTTCCTGTATGTTTATTATACAACAGCTTACATGCTGGGCCAGTGATACCACTGAAACGATTCTTCAACACACGCACCTTGGTGGTGTTGCGTTCTGTCTCATCCTCTGCCTGACCATTACGCTCCAAGCCAAGCACCATGTCTGACAGCTGAGCAATGGAGCCTGAGCCACGAAGCTGAGCCAATGATGTAGCTGCACCTTCCTCGTGTCCCTTATCAGAAGGACGCTTGAGGTGGGACACAATGATGAGGCTGATGCCTGTCTTCTGCACCAAGGTACGAAGCTCTGTCATCACCATGTCCAAGGCTGTACGTTCATCACCATTCTCTTGGCTACTTACAACAATGGATACATGGTCAAGAAATACATAGCCACAGCCAAAAGCAACTGAGAATTCTTCGACTCGCTTGATGATGTTCTCAATGTTAGTACTACCAAAATGGTCGAACATATAAAGGCGGTCACTGCCAAGAGTTGCGTCAAAAGCATCACGTACTTCCTGTTCAGTTGCATCACAGTCTGGTAGATGCAAGGGTTTATTAGCAGCCAAGCTCATCAAAGACAAGCCTGTCTTACGAACACTCTCCTCCAAGAACATCAAGCCAATGTTGTCTTGTGTCTTATTAAGGATGTGCCATATCACTTCACGTAGAAACTGACTCTTGCCTAAGCCTGATCCTGCTGTCACTGTAACAAGCTCACCCTTGCGGATGCCATACGTCAGCTTGTTAAGACCATCATAGGGGTAGGCCACCTCTGCCTTATCCAAGGGCTTAGACACGCTCTCCCACAGGGTGGAGGCAGGGACAATACCATCAGGTACAACACGCTCAGCTGCCCACCAGCGGTCAATAAACTCCTTCTCTTTGCCAGAAATAAGGAAGTCACAGCCATCCTTATATCCCTCGACAGGCTTGAATGTCTTGGCCTTACCAGCAAACAAGGAAGCCACCTGCTTAGCTGCCTGCTGTCCTGCTTCATCACCATCAAAACAAATGACGATGTTCTCAAAGGAAGACAGCCACTCATATTGCTCCTTGCAATCCTTAGCTGCACCGCCTGCACCATTACGAATGGAAACAACAGGCCACTTGCTGCCAAGCATTTGATACACAGCCAATGCATCAAACTCACCCTCAACAATTGTTAGATATTTACCACCCTTGGTGAACAGCTGCTGACCAAACAAGCCAGTACCTTTCCATTCACCAACTGTCTGAAAGTCTTTTCCTACAATGGTACGTTTCTTTGCAGCAAACAACTTGTCTTCCTTGTAATAGGGAAACAAGATGTGTGTAGTGTCAGCAACAACACCATAGCGTTCAACTGTTGCCTTGCTAATGCGGCGACTACCAATGGCAGGGGTAGGCAGGCTATGAAAGGTGGTACGAAGGGCATTTACAGCCTCTTGGTTGATCTCTTTCAACGGGGTGTATGGCATGGGTGCCTCAATCATTTTGTTAGCCTTAGTGTGTGTGTTACAGACAAAGCAATAGGTGCTTCCGTCTTCGTTAATTGATAGGCCATCACTGCTTTCGCAGCTCGGGCATGGTTGGTGTGTCTTCACGAACGCCATGTTCTTCCTCTGGTTGTTGTGTGTCAGGTTTCTTATTAAAGATTTTGTCCCAATTATTTAATATGGCTTGTGCATCTTCCTTACGTCTTGCACTGCCCTTACCTCCATCACCATGTGTCATGTGTTTTTCTCCTTGAGTTTGGCTTCTAATTTTCTGGCATAGACGGAGTGCATAGCCCATCTTTGAGGGCCACACATATCAATCCACACTTGTTCAATTTCCTCATCCGTCAGCGAGACCCAAGGTCTCTCCCATGTGCGCTGTGGTGGGTGGGTGTAGAGAGGTACAAGTTCGCGGGATTCATCTGGGTATTCTTGATTCCGTCGTCGAAATTCTTCAATGGCTTCGTCTTGTTTGTCAAAAAAACCAACAATTCCGCCGCACAACCAAATGCACCACGCCACAGGCTCTTGGCTTTCCAACTCTGCAATTGCTTGGCGTAGGGATGCGATGGCTGTGTCAACCAACTTTGCGTCATGCCATTGATTGCCGCCGTCCGTTATGTGTCCTTCTCCGCAGGATTCCAACGCATCAAGCGCCTGTTTCAATACTTCAATCATTTCTTACTCCTTAATACCGTGAAACTCAATCATGCCCACGCGATATGCAATTTGAAATATCAACCACATGGACAGTGCGCCAGTTAAAAAGGCAAGTAGAAATATTACTAACTCAACAATCATTGTTCTTCTCCTTGAGTTTGGCTTCAATGGCTTCCAGTGTTGATGCGGCAATGCGATAAAACCCAATGGGCGTATCTGGATACCATTGCAAAACCCAAACACTATCTTCTGCTATAGCCTTGTTCCACTCCTCTGGCGAAATAAAACTGTTGGCTTCATAGAAATCCTCAACCGTTTCGTAAACATCACGGTGTTCGTTATGGCTCAGGTACAAGCCGCATTTGTGTTCAGGTAGCCAGTTCATGCGTTCTTCTCCTTGAGTTTGGCTAAGACGTTGCGAATGTAGTCTTCTGCGTTCCACCAGTATGTGTCGCCCTCAAGAATCAACGCTTCAATTTCACGCTCAGTAAGGCTTTTCCATTTTTGTCGCAAAACTTTAGGCACTTTAGCTATTTGGCTTTCTTCGCAATACAGAGACAGCGTATGATTTTTATCAATGGCAACACAAGTCTCCATCATGTCGTGCCCCCACTGTGTTTTTACTGGAGCCTTGTTCCATTCGAGTTTCATGTGTTCTTCTCCTTAAGTTTGGCTTCAATGGCGGAAAAAACAGTAGCGTCTGGTTTATCGTCTAGCCACATACTAAACATACATATCTCCTCATCCGTCAACCCTACCCATGTGCGCTGTGGTGGTGCTTCATAAAGTGCTTTTACCTCCCGCTTGTTGTGCGGCCATTTTTTATTCCTGCGTTGCATTTCTTTAAGCGCGTCTTGCTCGGTGTCAAAAGCTGGCAGTGCAATAAACCCATCACAATACACAGCCCACGCCACAGGCTCTTGCTCTGTGCGCTGTGGTGGTGGGGTGGCACTCAAATAACCGCCAAGCACGCACGCAAAGTCTGCCGCCAGCGCAGACTGTATGTAGTCGGTGAAGTCGTGGCGTTTAAGAACATCGGCAAAGAACCTTGCGATGGCATCCCGCCCTTGTTGTGATGTCTTTAATGGCTTCCACCCCATAGGCTTTTGGCTTTCCAACTCTTTGATGGCTTGCTTGAGGGAGAGGACAAGCGCCTTCCTATCTATATGACATACGCTGAATCTGTCATCGGGGACATTTTCAATATAGTCAATAGCCTGTTTCAATACTTCAATCATGCTTCCCTCGCTTTCATCATTGCGTCTGCCATTTGATAGGTAATCCATGCGGAATTAGTCAAGTCTTTGCCATTGCAAACATCCATTTGCGCCAAGATTGCAGGCATAGCCTTGGCAGCAAAGTAATCACGCAGCTCCATGCCTTTGTGGTGTTGAACAATGCCTCCTTCTTTATCTACAAAAACTGTGTTGTGTGGGAATGCGTACGTCATGCTTGTTCTCCTCTGGCTTCTAACCAACTTCCAAACTTAGATAATTCTGGAAAATATTTTGTGAATCGTTCTGCTGCTTTTTCATTTAGGCTTTTCACGCCATTTTCAAGGTCGGAGTTAACACACATCCAATACTCATCTTGAATTGCTTCACGCTCTTTGGCGGCTACCAGTTTGGCAAAGTAATACAAGAATTCTTTTTCATCAGGCGCATAAATTCTGTCGGGCTGTCGTGCCACCTGTCTAGCCATTGCAATGATGTCTTGTGTCATGCTTGTCCCCTTGCTCTGATGGCGGCCTGTAACGCACAGAAGTCTTGATGCGCTCTTAATGTTGATGAATAGTGAAGATTGCTGTCGCAATGAATCTTCCACCATTTCCTTGCAAATTCTTCAACTTTATGAGCACAGGCTTCACGTTCGGCTTTGGCTACCAGTTTGTAAAAGGCTTCAATTTCTTCTGTGTAATCGCCATCGCGGTCAAAACCAAGAATCTTTCCTTTGCG